TCTCTAACTACTTTATTAATGTTACGCTGGATAATAACTATGATACCACCTGATTTTTTAATTACAACTTTTTGATGAGTATTATCTGTTTTCTGTTGACGTTGAGCTTTAAGTAATATACCACCAGATTGTTCTACTACAACATCTTGTGTAGCTTCTTCTGCTTTAGAATAATTACCGAGTAGTAACATACTACCTACTGCTAATAAAGTAATAAATGTTTTTATTTTCATATTTATCTCCTATAATTAAATATTAATTCTAAGATATATTTAAACGTATTTAAGACGGGTTAAAATACTTTCAAATATATTTTATCCTACTAATATTTAACCCATCTTAAACAGGCTGTAAATAGCCTTAAAATTATTTCTTTTTCTTTTTGCCTTTTTTACAAGTCATTACGCATTACCTCCTATTTGAATTATACCTAGATATACTTTATTAGTATCAGTTGTTCTATATAATGTATCAGCATTTTTAGTTTCAATAGCAGTATACTGCTCTTCTGTACCTGTCCAATATTTTAAATTACCAGTTGGGGCTACACTTGAAAAGTTTTCTTCATCTATAGAAGTTATATTACCACCACCAGTAGAATTGATAGTAATACCAGTAGATGTCTTATCAATAGTTATATTATTACCAGGTTTAATATATTCATCTAGATTAAAATCTGCTACTAGTTTACCCTTTTGTCCTTGTTCATAATAAGTAACACCTTGTAGTCCGTCGAATATATTATTATTTATATCAAAACCATTTTGTATATTTTTAAGAGCTTCTTCTTTTACTGCACCAATTCTAAAAGAACCATTACAATCATAAGGTTCAACTATTGGTATTCTTACATCATTTATACTAGCATTAGTTACAATTTTACCATTTTGACTAGAACTGTTATATGGTATTGCTAAATTATTATATACACTTAATCCATCCCAAAAAGTTTTAGAAGCATTGATGGGTTGTTGAGTATTAGTAGTTACAAATTTAGAAGTTTGTTTAACTAATTCATTGTTAAATAATGCTGGTGTTACTATAGTGTTATCACTTGCTTCTGCATCTTCTGTAGCTTCAAAGTCTGCTTCTGTAGCTAATCTAGCTATACCTTCTGTTTCTATTGTAGAAGCTGGTAGGTTTTGCCAAGAGCAATCATCTTGTTCTCCACTATTCTTAGTTAGAACTTGTCCTGTTGCTCCTCCTGCTGGTAGGTTAGCTTTTAGGTTAGGTGTAGTTATTTGTCCATCCTGTGTAAGAATATTTAAAGTATAGTTACTAGCTGTATTATCTTTAACAGATATAATAGGAGTAAAACCAGCTTCTCCTTTTTCACCCTGTCTACCTTGAGGACCTTGTTCATTAAGAATTAGTTCATATTCTGGTGTTGTACATTTGCAACTTTTATCATTATTATCATTATTTAATGGCATATTCTTTACTCCTTATTGATAGCATACTCTATATATTGCATAATTATTTCCATCACTACTTAGATGGGTTAGAGTATCTTTGTCGACCATATTAATTACTAAAGCATACTCTCCAGGATTTAGTTTAACACTATCATCTTCTGTTATTTGTAATGTAAACTTACCATTAGTAGGTTCTGTTATAACTCCTTGTGTTAAGTCCTTTACCTCTGTTATATTCTTTTCTATTAAAGCTGGTAAAGTAACATAAGGTGCACGTTTAATTTGAACATTAATAGTAAGTCCAGTTAAATCTACAGGTTCTTTAGTATATGTATCATCTTCTTGATTATATACTTTCTGATTAATAGTAAAACCAAATCCTCTAGGACATCCTTGATTTATTTCTAATACTAATCTATCACTATTGCAAACCATATATTAAGCTCCTATATTTTTAAAAGGTATAAAATAATAAAAAAGATTAGTTATATTTCCAGTATCACCTGATAATACATAAGTATCACCTATAGATACTGGTATATATATTGAGTTACTATCATTATATTTCCAAGGATAGCAATTCATAAGTACTTTATTATTAATACTAAAACTAACTCCTCTAGTTACACTACCGTTAGGATTTATCTGTAAGCTACAACTAATCCATCCAGACTCTGTAACAGTATAAGTAGTACCAGCACTTCTGGATGAAGCTTTAGAATAATCAGGTAACATAACTACATTCGTAAAATTATATAATTCATTAGATATTACTCTATTTATCTTGCCTTCATCATCAGTAGTAAAATATCCTAACTGTCGATAGTATTCAAATCCACTAGGTAATTCAGGAGTTGTATTACTTAATGATATAACTAATTCACAGTTACCAGTATCTTTATCAGCACAAACATATACATAATATTTAGCATCATTACCTAAATTTTCTTGTGTCTTAGATAAAGAAGTTGTACTTGTAATCATATATTCAAATGTACTGTCGTAGCAACTTCCTGCTGTTGCAGATACTGTAGTATCATTAAATTTACTTAAAACAAATCCCTTAATAACTTCTTGCGTATTCTTAACTAAGTTAAGTAATGTTTGTTTGTTGATAGCATCAAAGGAATTAGTTGCATCAGCTACTTGAAATCTTTGTTCAAAGCTGCCGTTAAGGTCTGCTTTATTCTGTTCAAGTTGTAAGATATCTGCTGTGTTAGTTGCCTGTTCAGTTTCTAGGTTATCCATAAACTGTTTAGCACTTGTAAAGTTTTCATTAACTTCATTAGCTTTAGCTTTTGTACCAGCTACAAATGTATTAGGAATTATCCAAACCATATTAATAACCTCTATTTCTTAATAACATTTCTGTTCTACTTCTTTTTCTTAGAGCACTTTCTAAATCATAAGTATTTAATCTAGGATTATATGGATAGTAAACATCTCTAGTTTTAAATCCAAGTTGTTGTCTAGTCAAATCTCTTAATGTTTTAATAGGAGCTTTATTAGTATTACCTTCTATTAGTAATGGTATATTAGTATCAGGTCCTATACTTCCAAACAATGCTCTGTTAGTTGGTTGATAAAAACCTTTACCAGATAATTGACCTATTACTGGCCCTATTGTTTGGTTATAGAAAGTTGCTGCTGGTAAGAAGTTTCTTCCTATATATCCAGCCATAGCTCCAAGTACATCAGGTGATGGTTGTTCTAGTCTATTACCATTATTATCTAATGTAATAACTTTGTTACCTACTGTATAAGTATTAGGTCCAACTACAGGATTACCATATTGGTCTAATCCTTTCATTATATTAAATATACCACCTATAGGATTTAAGTTACCACCTATTAAGTTCATAGCACCAGCTAATCCAGTTCCTTCCCCTTGTCTAACTTCTGGACCTATAATAGATTGTAAAGTTTCAAAAGGAGCTATCAAAGGATTATAGTCATTAAATACTTTCAATGCTGGCTCACTCTTAGTATATGTTGGATTAATAACAAGACCACCTCTTATATCATTGTCTCTAGGTTGTCCTCCTATTTCTTCATCCATAGCTTCTAATTGATTACCATATCTACTTGGTATTCTAGCAAATGCTTGAACCTTTAACGGGTTATCTCTAAGTTGATTTATTAAAACATCTTTAGATGTAGTAACTACTTTATGGAAAGGAAATGCTAAAGACATTAATTCATAAGCATTAGGATTAATATAATTGTTTCTACCAATATAATCACCCAATATATTATTTACATTTCCAATTAGTTTTCTTTGTAGTTCTTTATCTGTTAATGCTTTATCTAATACTTCTTCCATAGTAGTATTAGTTTGTCTAGCATATTTCTTAGCTTCATTAAAATATACAGCAGCTCTATCAATTAATTCTAATGTACTTTCAGATTGGAATAAAGGTCTTACCGCATAATCTTGTGCTGCTTTAATCATTGTACCAGCACCAGCTATTCTTTCACTTGGCGATAAATTACTATCTGTTAATTCTTGAAATCCTCTCTTTAAGTTTCTTGTTGTATCTTTATATGTATTTACAATATTTGAACTTTCAAATCCAGGATTTAAACCGTGGAATGAAGTTGAGAATTTTAAATAGTCTGGTATATATTTTTCTATATTACCTGGTTTTAAAGCTGTTAAATAATCAGCTCCACCAATAGCACCTAATGATAAGTTACCTATTCTGTTACCAGTTACATAAGGTACTTTGGCTAATACAGAACCTTTAAATGCTCCCATAATAGGTCTAGCAGCTTGTATTATTTTACCAGTAGGAGTAGATACATCATATCTAGCTGTAGCATTTGCTAAGGCTCTTAAATCATTTTTGTTAACAACATATAAATCATTAGCATATTTACTTAAACTAGATTTACTAGCACCTTTAGCAAACTCTTTAGTATATGTTCCTAGTTCTGATTGCTTACCAGTATTAAATAAAGTTTTAACTCCATCTTTAAATTCTGTAGGAGATATGATAACTTCACTCTTAGCTATCTTATTTACTTCATCAGGTGTTATACCACGACCAAACTTACTAGCTAATTCTTCTATATTGTTTTGAGCTAACTTAGCTGTTTCAATTTCTTTAAATAATTGTCCATAAGATTTATCTAAGTAAGAAGCAACCTTATCAGTAGTAGCATAACCATAAGTTCTTTGAGTTGATAATCCTTTACCTACATCTGTTAAATCTACTAATGATTGATTGTATCCTCCAACTATACCACGTTGAGTAATAGGAAATATTCTACCTTCATCAAATGCTTTAGAACCATCTTCAACTAGTTTAGTTAAATCACTAGCTTTATCTAGTCCTATAGCTTTAAGGTTATCTACTGTAGGATTATCTATAGCTTTCTGTACATTTTGTAGATAGATTTGTTTATCACGTCTAGGGTCTAGGTTTTCTAAAACAAATTGACCTACTGCTACTTTCTTAGCTTCCGTAGGGTCTACTCCTAAATCTACCATTTCTTTATTTGCTTTTTCTGCAAATGCTTTTAATCTAGAAGTAGCTTCTTTGCTTTCAGGAGTTATAGTACCAAGTGTTAAATTTTTAACAGCTTGATTAACATTTGTATCTAATGCTATGTTTTCTAATTCTTTAGATATATTTATTCTATCCTTAGCTGTTGAAGTAGAAGATAGATTAATTAGATTGTTAACTTGTTTTTCTCTTTCAGTAGGAAGTATAACTCTACGTATATCATTGACAACTGGTATATCCAATTTAGAAGCTATATTAGCTACAGCACCTTTAGGAGTTATTGTCGTTATATCCAACACAGCATTAAATGGGTCTGCTGCTGCATTATATGCTATATCTTTTATTCCTTGTACTGGATTAGAAGCTAAGTCTTTTACATTAGTTCCATAGGGAGATAAAACTAAATTGGCAAAATCTTCATAAGGATTTGTATTACCAGTTACTACATCTTTAAGATAATTACCAGCTTGTTTATTTATATAGTTTCTAAATATAGGATTATCTCTATATTGGAATACAGCACCACCAAGAGAAGATAGACCAGAACCAAAGTCTTTAGCACCAGAAGCAAATCTTTCTAATAAGTTCTGACCATATCTATCTCTGTTGATTAGTGTTGTTTCGTATTCTGATAAAGGTTTTTGTCCAGCATTAATTAAACCGTTATTAATTTGTTCTACACTAGCGCCCATTTCTAAAGCACCAGATATAGCTTGTTCTCTTTTATTAACCATTTATTAATCCTTACTTAAATACGTTTTGCATATAATTATTAACTGCATCAGATTGTGATACTGGTTGATTATTAGTACCATTCATACTATTGAATATATTAAATAACATATTTTGACCTAGGGCACCAACTTGTCCACCATATAAAGCAGCTGCTTGTAATATTTGACCTTGAGCTCTTAGATAAGCATTAGGGTCTTGTTGTCTTAGTTTCTCTAATTCTTGTGCATTGTATCCAGCTAATTGCATAGCTTTAATCTTTGTAGTATTATCTAAAGCATTCATTTGAGCTTTAAGGTTAGCTTCTAATACTGCTCTTTGATTTTCATTTAATTGTTTTAATTGTTCAATAGTATAATTACTATTTGCTATTGCCATAGCTTTAGCTAAATCTGCATCTTGCTGTTGAGCATCTTGAATTAAATTGTTTACACCAGTAAGTGCTATTTCTTGAGCTTTTGTATTTCTATCTTGGATTGGCTGAATATAATCTAGATAGTTATCAGCATTCATAGATTTAACTACTTGAATAGGTAAACCAGTTTCATTACTTAATCTAGCATTAGCTAATAGGTCTGCAAATCTTGTAGTATTTTCAGCTTCATTCTTTCGCATCATTTCATTTAATTCATATTGCTGTCTAATCCTATCACTCATTCCAGGAGTCTTAATAGCTCTATCTACAGCATCATTATAGTTAGTAGCATCAGGAGCACCTATTCCAACAAAATCACCTTTTTGATTAAACGTATACATATTCTGTTTAGGTTGTAGATTTGATATTACATTACCAGCACTACCCATCATCCTTATCATACTGTTTACATTTTGGTCACGAAGTAAAGCTTGCTTATATGCTTCAATATCTTTGTTAGCTTGGCTAACATTATTTCCATAAACTTCTAATGCTTTCTGATAAGCTGTTAATTCTTCTGGAGTTACTCCCAAGTTTGGAAGTTGATTACCTTGTTGGACTCCTTTTACATAAGATGATAATGCTTGAATATTATTTAATAGATTATTAGCATTATTATTAAATTGAGAATTGTTTGTAGTATTATTCATATTATTAGTTACCATATTATTTGAGTTATTATTAGAAACGTTAGATTGCCCGTTAATAGGTGGTAAATTAGTTACAGGATAATTTATATTACCTTGTCTATTAACAGGTGTTAATGACTGTGCTGGTGGTCTTAGATTTAATGTATTATTAACTGCGTTATCTAAATTATTCTGCATACGATTATTATAGTTATCGTACCAATCTATAGCATCCTGCATTTCATTAGATTGTTGTTGAGCTTGAAGAAGTGTAGCATCTGCATTATTTGTAATACGTTGTCTTTCTTCTGGAGTTAATGGTTTAAGACTGTTGTTCTTTATATCAGGTGTACCTTCTCCGTTATCATTTCTCATAACATTAGAAGCCATAGGAAATAATACAGAACCCATAAACGCAGGTATCTTATATAATCCAGGAGCAGCACCTATTCCAATTGCAGAACCTAAACCTAATAAATCATAAGCTTGGCTTAATGGAGTAGCATTTTCATCTGTTAATCCTTTTATTGTTGTAGGTAATGCTAATGCTCCAGATACTACTGGACCGGCTATAGAACCTAATGCACCTTTAATACCAGCTTTAGCTCCAGCACTTGCTGCTGCTTTTGCTCCAGTCTGTGTTGTCTTTTTTAATCCTTCTCTAGCCAGAGCTTGCTCCATTGATACTGCATTCTTAGTTAGATTATTTACAGTACCTTTTACGGCTTTAACATTATTACTAATTACTTGTTTAGCTTGACTAGCTTTGTTTGTTAAAACCTTTTTAGCTTCATTAGCTTTATTATCAATAGCTTTCTTAAATTGTTCTACCCTTTTAGTAGTTTCATTATAAACTCCAGTACCAGGTTTTTTGCCTTCTACTTTTAATTGCTTTCTAAGATATTGATTAGCGAAATCTGGATATTTAGCAAATAATCTATCTTTGTCAGCAGCTTTTACATTTGGGTCTAATATGAATTTTAAAAATTGATTATAGTCCATTAATATTAATCCTTATCTTTGCCAAGAAAATCTACCACCATTAGGTAGTATATCTTGTAAATCACTTGTACTTAAACCATAACTACCTATACCACTAGAACCTAGATAATTATTATTATTCATAAAGGAATTATAATCTGTACCATTTACATTTCTAGTGTTCCACCAGTTAGATAATTGATTACCTAAAGAACCTATATTAGAGAATAATGAACTGTTTGAATTTACCGAACTATTACCAGTATTTTGATTTGTACCAGAATTTCCAACTCCACCAGCTATAGCACCTGCAACTCCTCCCCAAATATTGCCACTTTTCATACCTTCACTAAATCCTTCTAATGCACCTTTATTAACATTAGCAAACCAGTTCCATCCAGTATTATTATTTTTATCTACATCATTAAGCCATTGTCTATCTTTGTTAGTATTTCTGATTTGCCAATTAGCTATATCATTAGCTTGAGTAGTATTACCAGAAGTATTGAACAAACTGTTGTAAAGGTTAGTATTAGATAATCTTCTATTGTATTCATTGTTAATTAAGTTTTGATATTGTGATGCTGTTTGACTTGCTAATCTAGCAGCTTGGTCGTTGTAATTATTTTGTAAAGTATTTGTATTATATAGACCAGATGATGCTCCAGTAGTTCCTAATCTATTTTGCTCTCTAGCTATATTATTATTAACTGCTTGCTGATAACCTCTATTCAAATCATTCCACATTGATTGTGTATATTGGTCTGCTACAGTTTGGTATTGGTTTAAATCTCTATCTGTAAATCTATTTAGATTATCAAGAGCATTTAATAAATTATTATAAGAACTTTCGTTTAGTTCTCTATTTCTAGTTATCCAAGGAGTATCAGCTAACTCCTCATACATTGGTCGTTCTACTGTCTTAGACATATTTATAAATCCTCATTTGTAAAACTGTAAATTAATTCATCATAAAATTTAGGTATATCATTTTTATCTTTGAATAATAGAGCTTGTTTAATTGTACCTTCGTGTTTAAATCCTATATCTTTAAGAAGTTTAATAACTCCATAACCACATTGAGGAACACTTGCTATTAGTTTTTTAATTTTATAGTTAGTTAATAGATAAGACTTAAACAAGTTCATTATATCTCTAGATTGTTTACCCCAGTATTTCTTTCGTACTGCTGTATGAACATCTGTACGGATTATAATATCTTTAAACATTCTAGGATTTTCTAAGATAAAGAATGCACATATATCATCATCTTTAGATACAATAAATACAGCACTTTTCTTTATCATACCTTCTAGATAATTTAATATATCTCCACCCATATCATACCAAGATAAATCAAATATTTTTCTTTCTTGGTCTTTTAACATTCTATATATTTCTGTAATTTCTTTATTATATGCTGGTGTCCATTCAACTTGTAATATATTATACTTCTCTAGTTCCAAGGTACTTCCTCCAATTGTATTCCATCTATTTCAAATCCATAAATACTCATACCTTCATCTACTGCGTTCCCATAGAACTCTATTTGAGTAGTTTGAAAATATTGTTTAGGTAACGGAAATCTTTTGACAATATGTGAAGTTGTTACCCAACTATCATTATCCCAAGTAGTATCGGTTAAACTATTTTCTTCATTGTCTACATCCCATACTAAACCTATAAAGCTATCAAGGTTATTTGATACAGCTCTTGTATTATAAGCATCTTTACCATCTCTACGATTTCTTATATGAAATCTGTTTGTACTTTCTTCTGCTATATTAATTCTAAATTCTCTAGTAGATAAATGATTGCTACCTTCTCCATAAGAGAACCAAGGTGATTTCCAATACCATTCAATAGGTTGTCCATCAAATGTTAGAGATGAAAATTCTTTTAATACTTTACCGTCAGATGTTCCTATATATATTTCGTTATTATATCTAAACGCAACTGTTACATCTTGTGGTACAACTCTTAATAACCAAGTCTTACTTTGTATATCAAATATAAAACAATAGTTACTTCCTACTCCCATTAGCATTGGTATATAAAACATTATATACTTTTTCTTAGGAGCATAGACAGGAAATATATAATCGAACTTAGCTGTGTTTACATATTCAAAACTATCTCTTATCTTAACAGATAAATCATTTCCTTGATAGTTTGCATTATATATTGTTCTTTGTAGTAATGGATAAATACCACCACCAGTTCTAGTATATACTAAGAAAGAGTTATTAGCTACTAACCAAGATTGTTGACTATCACAAGTAAAATCTGAATAAGGTGATAGAGTCCAATTAGTTGTATCAGCATCTGTCCCATCAAGTATATAAGAACGTTCTCTTTTACAAATGATTAAATATTTATCCCATAATCCAAAAGCTGTAAAGTCAGAGTTATCATCATAGAACGAAGGAATAGCTCCAGCTCCATATTTTAAATCCCAACCGTGGATTAAACCAACTTCTGAATAATATAGAATACCATCATTACCACCTACAAATATTCTACCTTGATAAGATTGTAAAGCTAATCCTCTTACTGGCTTAGATATATTAGGGTCATCTGAATTTTTATATACAGCATTAAGTTCTGATATATCAGATAGGTAATAATTACTATCACTTACCGCTTCTGTTGGTGTAGGCTCTATTCTTAATTCTGTATCGCTAGTTATTCCAATTACTTTATATTTAACAGAATTAATTTCTATATAATCACCTACAGATAATTCAGTTGTAAATTCTGTACCAGTACCTGTAACACTATTATTTTCTGTAGATGTAGTAACTGTACCTGATAATAAATTATGTCTACCATATTGATAGAATAATAAATCATCTATTCCATTTGAAACAACAATACCATTATTAAATGTACATATTGAATGTCTTGATGTTGGAGTCTTAAACTTGAATATCTCTTTGAATGTATTAGTTATTTTATCATAAATATATAGACTACCATCTACTGTAGTAACAACCATATATTTATTATTACCATATACATATTCAAACCCTAAAGATATTTGACTAGGTAATGTATTAGCAAATTGAGTATTACCTTCCATAGACTTTAGTCCACCTAGTTTATAATACTCAACGTTTTTCATATCAGGACTTTCTGTACGCTTATTGGATTGATTAATAGTTCCTATACCTTGTACAGTATTAAGTCCTCCTGTTAGATTATAATATTTAACAGTAGCACCCATTAATATCTCCTAAATTAATTTATTAGTTCTTGGATTGTAGAATGCTCTTAGGATAGCAGAGTTAGCAGAATTAGCTGGAGGCATAATATTAAAACCAGCTCTATTATCTAGAGTTAATCTTTGGTCACATACTAAATTAGTATATGCTTTTCTAAATCTCTTTTCATAAAAAGCTGCTTTAGCATCATTAAGAGAACCTCTCCAATCTGCACAAACTTTCCATTTAAGAATATCTCTATGATGTGCTGGAATAATTGGCTCATCACATTCTAATTCCATTAGAGGTTTATAAACTCCGCAAACAGTCTTAGCAAAATCATTTGTATAGAATTTTACTTTTATTAATCTACCTAGTTGACTTTCATCTGGCATAGGATATAATTTAATTACACCCTCATCCATCCAATAAGAAGTAGGCATACCCTTAGCAGGGGCTAAGAATTTATGTTCCTCTTCATAGTCTAAAACAATAGGTACATCTCGATATTTTAAATAATCTATAAATCCATTAGGAGCTTCATATTCATAAACATCTGGCACTAAGGATAAAAAGTATTCGCATTCTCTAAAAGCCCAAGGACTATTCTCACTATTACATATTAAAGTTAATGCACTATTTAAATCTTGTTTAACCTTTATACCTTCTGTTAATTCAGATAGTTCTTCAAAGGTACTAGCCTTCTCATAGAATAGTTCAGTTAATACTTCATTACATAAATCAAAATAAGTTTTACCAGCCATTTATAAACTCCAATTTGTTACGATAAGAGCTATAGGAGATTTTATTCCCCTATAGCGAAATCATTATTCAGTTGCAGCATCTAAAGTGAAGTAAGTAATTACAGCACATTCTGGGTGAATTACTGCAAAGCCATATAACTCTAGACCTCTTACGATATCAGCGAAGCAATCAGGGTCTCTAAGTTTTTCTACTTTAGTATATTGGTTAGCATAAGTAACAGCCATCTTAGTAGCTGCGATACCAACTTGAGCACCTGCTTTAAGACCAGTAACATCAGTAGATGTGATTGTAGTTAATACTGTATCTTGGTCGATTTCAAAACCAGCCATCATAGATTTTTGACCACGTTCGATTACTTGGTCAGCGTTAGCTGTTGGGTGAGTTAATTGAGTTGACTTCAACATCAAACCAAAGATTTTAGGAGTACAAGTATAAACAGGAGCTAAGAACTCCATTTCTTCTTGGTTACCTTTGAATGAATAGAAGCCATTTCCGTTTAATGCACCAGCATTTGTTAATGCAACTCTAGCATCTACTAAATAATCGTAGATATCATCTTTAGTTACAGCTTGTGGAGCTGCTGCTGTACCAATCATATTATCAGTATTAGTTACTGCTTTAATCAAAGCTACCATAACTTGTTTATCTTTTAAGTCACCAAGTTTTTGCATAGCAATTGCAGAGTAACCATCTAATAGATTGTATTGAGATTGTACTTGGTCTACATCAGAGAACTTCAAAGAGAATGTAGCAATGTTGTTAATCTCTAAATTTTTTTGAGTAGGGCTTACTTTACCAGGTACGGGACATACATCAGTTGTATCTGCTGTAATAGCTACAGTTACATTTTCTGCGTTAGGTAGAGAAATTCTAACTTTATCGCCAAAAGCTTTAATTTCCATTATGTTACCGTATAGGCTCTTTATCCTATACATCTAACAGTTTATCATCCTGTTAGTTCAGACTATATCTTGACTGGATTAATTACCATCCAATCCCCCGTATTCGTGGAGTAATTATTAACTCATTGAGTTTCAACTCTAGTCGTTAGACCGTACTATATAGTCGCCTATATAGCTTGGTACGGGATTACCCATTAATTGAAGGGCTTCCCCGTTTAGCGGAGTTTTTAGTCGGAAGGCAAAATTATAGGTTACCTTCCCATTCTCTGTTACAGTTTCTTTCAATGAACTGGGTATATTTTTTAACTTCTCTTGCTAACTTCTTAGCATAAATTTCTGGGATAAATCCTGAATTAGAAAAATCATTTACTGGATTAATTGCTGTCATAATGTTTCACTCCTATCTTATTCGACCCTCTCTTACTGCTTGGTCGATTTCTTTTTCGTACTTCTCAAATTCAGACTGCGACATATTAGCAATTTCAGCTCTAGTAAATATCTTAGGAGCTTGTCCTGAATAGCTTTGATTAGTTGCCATTACTGTATTATTCAATACATTGTTAGGATTTTGTTGTTGTTTTAAACTTTCCTGTTGAGCAAATATCTTACCATATTCAAATGCTTCACGCTGTATAGCTTGTGCCATATCAACAAACATATCTATCTGTTGCATTGGATTATCTATATTAGCAGAGCGCAAATAAGAACTTAGTTGCTGTTGTAACATTGGGCTAGCATTTAATATTTGTTGATGTTTAGCTAATGCCAAGTTTAACTCTCTTTGCCTAATGAATTGATTAGCCTCATTACGCTTTTGAGTTACTAGATTATCAAGCTTTTCAATTCTATTTTGTAACTCATAGAATTTCTGTGGGTCTTTAGCCTTAAGTTCATTAGCAGATGCTTCAATCTTATCAGGTCTATAATCAACTCCGAACTGATTGCATAAAGTAATATAGGCTTGTTGAGCTTGATTGTCTAGGATATCTAAATTCCTTTGAGCTTCGAAGATTTGAACATCAGGTACTTTATTAGTTCCTAATCTTTCACTAAGTTGTCTTACTTCTTCATCTCGCAATCTGTATTCTTCCAATTGCTTCTTAAGAGCATTAACATCTTCTTCTGCGTTTGGAAGATTAGTAGCATCCGTAGGTTGTTGTTCAACTACTGGATTATCTACTGGGTTATCTACCATCCCATCATCGGTAGTATTTTGAGTAGCACTTACAGGGTTAGTATTTTCTTCAACTTGCGGTTGTGCGGGTTGAGGGTCTACATTAACATTGTTGTCTACAGGATTTGTATTAACTGGTTGTGTGTTTGTAATTTCTTCTGACATTATTTAAGTTCTCCTTTAAGTTCTGTAATTCTTTTCATACGATTATCATAAGCTGCTGCTACAGCTAAAAACATTTCCATACCATCTCTCATACCAGAAATGTAATCTGCATTACACATAGCGTTTCTGTTGATTGCTGGTACTAATTGTGTTAAAAAGTAATAATCAATACACTTCTTAAACTTTTCTTCATTACCACTTACTAAGTCCTTAAATATCTGTCTGGTCTTAATAAATTCTTTGCATTCGTTTAATTCTTTCTCGACTGCTTCTCGCTTCAAACTTTCTTGTTGCTTTTTAGATGTACGTTTCTTTTCTGCAACTCTTTGAGCTTCTTCAAAATTCATTAAATAAATCCTCCTTCTATTGTTGTTCTAAATTAGGTCTAGCCTCATTATACATCTCCATAGCCATTGTTGGAGATTGTTGTACAAATCTTTGCATCATATCCTGTCTAAAGCCTTCAAAGTTTTGGTCTTGAATACCTAACTGTTGAGCTAATCTTCTTAGCTGACCATTCATATCTAGCATTTCCATTATCTGATTAGTGTCTTGGAAATTCATTCTATTTAATATCCATTTAAAGAATGTAGCAGATGTTACTGGGTCAAGTACAGAAGCTAAAGACTGAAATACTGGCTGTCCTAATACTGTAAATAATTTCTGTGTTTCAGCTTCTCTTTCTACCGCTGATTGACTTCCTCCTATTATAAAATAATAATTACCATTTCTAACTTCTTCTGTTACTTCTGCATATTGGTTAGGTCCTGTTGGTACTTCAATTGTTTGAGTATCAAATACCTTTTTAAATATTGCATAAGTTTTAACTAGAGGTTCTATAAAGTTATGACTAAACAAATGAGCTTCTCTAGACATTCTCATTGTAGCACCAGAGTGTATATAAGATGCTTCACTTGCTGTTCTTACAGAACCATCCATAGCACCTTGCATATATTGGTTAATACCAGTTGCATTCTCCATTCTACGTTGGAAGAAATCAGAAAAATCAAATCCTCTTAATCCACTAGAGAAATCCATCTTCTGAGGTACTGCTTGTGTTGATAAATCACTTGCATCATACTCTACTACTTGACCTGGTTGTAAATCAATATAGCTTGGTAACATACCTTTAGGAGCCATATATGTTGGATATGTATTCAATTTCCAAGATGCCATTGTTAAATCAGCACACATATTCTGTACTGTATTTAATATCTCTGGTATTCTTAATGGAGATTGACCACGACCTGTATCTGGTCTTTTCATATATGCTGCCCATACTATAGAGCTTAAAGGTTTCTTAGATTTTTCAAACTTAGCTAGATACTTACCAGCTACTACAGTTGCTTCAACGTTTGGAATTATCTCGTAGGTAACTGGGTCTATAAAGTCACCTTCAAATTCTAATACTTCAACTGTACTACCGTATACTTTAGTATCTTCACTTATCTTACTTTCATATCCATTGTTTAATGTTCTGTTATTTCTTGGATTGTAAACTAATTCTTTTAATTCATTCTTTTCAGATGAAGTAAGATTGTAAGATGTATTAGCAAATATATTTTCTACAGAAATAAAATCTCTATATATCTTTCTACAGTGTTGCCAATTATCTACTTGTGATTTATCAAAGTATAAGTTATGTGGGTCTATTCTTTTAGCATCTACTGCTCTGAAAGTTAAGATATCTCTTTTCTGTTTTACTATATCTAGTCTAGGTAATCCAGTTTCTAAATCTACAGTTGGTACTGGTATTTCATCTTCTACTTGTACTATATCTTCTTTCCAACAAATATAAGCAGCAGCTTCACCTTTAATAGCCCAATCATCTTGACATTTATCAAGAGTTGTTAACATATTAATATTATACCAATCATATATTAGACTAGCTTTATAAGTAGCTGCTAAGCTATTACTCTTTAAATCTAATCCTTTAATATCTAGTATAGCTTCTAAGCTAGGATAACAAGCTCTCTGTATAGCAGATGTATATGTTTTATATTGTTCATATAAGCTAGGTATCTTATTTATTTTTTCTTGGTCACTACTATAACCAGGAAATAATTCAGATAATATAGAGGTAGCTTCTTCTTTAGGCTCTGATAAATCTTTATAGAATTGCTTGAACTCGTTATTTATCTCTGTACATATTCTTTGTCTTTTCTCTGGATTTAAAGTTACCTTTTTATTGCTTTGATAGTAAAATGTAACTATTTTAAACACCCCCTCTATAGAAATTTAATTCTTGTTCCATCTTCTCTCTCCATTGAATTGCTTTTTCTAATGTTGGGAAATGTTTTTTAAAGTGTTTATCTCCTACTTTTATATAGGCTCTATATCCGCTATTAGTCTGATGTATTCCAACATATCCAGTCTTATTATTGGATTGAATTTTTCTATTTTGCATATTTTGCGACATAGTAACTATATTAAGATTTTGTTTTCTATTATCTGTAATATCTCTATTATAGTGGTCTACTACTTTATCTGATGGACAATTTACTAACCATCTATGGAAATAAGTTTGTTTTTTATTTTTTATAAAACATCCATAGCCGTTACTCATTTTAGAAATGTAGCAATTAAGTTCTTTAATTCTTTGCATATCTTCAATATCTATTTTAAAGTAATTATTTAGCAAACAATATCCATCTTTAATAATAAATTCATTTTGTTTAAAAGTTATATGTTTATGTCTACTATAACTATTTCGACATTCTCTACAACAAAAACTTGTTTTTATATTTTTAAAACAATCTGGTTTATAATATTCTTTGCCACATTGTTTACATATAAACTTTATAGTCAAGAGTTATCTCCTTACATTAATCGTTTATCATATTTACCACCAAAGATATCAGTCTTTTGATTTGCAACTTGTTTATTAAAATCAGTAAGATGAATTGCTTTAACTGGAAAATATAAACAAACTAAATAACTTACTGCATCTATTGGGTGACCTAAGTATTTAGCTTTAGGGTCTGATTTAATTTTACTTGCTGTTATCTTTTTAGGTTTACTTGTTCCAGGCTCAACCTCTAAGTTCTCTATATTATAAATTAGAAATTGACATTGAGGATGAATGAATATATGGTGTTCATTATCTGGTCCTTTAATAAGATTATTCCAACAAGATATCCTATATTCAATACCAGGGTTTTTAGCCATTACTTTTAACTTAACATTTTCAAATTTATTTCTTGTTAAGTTATTTCGTAGATAAACATAATCTACTCCTTTAGTAGTTTTATAATCTCCAGAAGCATCTCCGTTGATTATAATCTCTCTGCCTTTTTCTCCAGCTAAGAGTTCTGATACTGATTGTGCTGCATTCTCTGTTGTTGTATTTTCTTTAACAAGTTCGTGAAGGATATATACATTACCATCATATACTTGACATATATACCAACACATAGGGTCTACGTTAAAGTCACAGGTTATATGGATTGGATAGTTTGGATTTAAAGTTATTGCATCTGTTACTTGTACAGCTTTATCAAATCCTTTAGTAACTAATCCAGTTGTATCATCACAATCTAATCCTTCTACGTTTATCTTATAGTAATCTTCATTATATGAGTTTTTTAATAACTCTATATAACCTTCTGGTAGATATTTGTTTTGAGTAGTAGGAGCTAAGATACGTCTATATCCAGGTTGAGGATTTACTTTAAACTTCTCGTATATCCATCCTCTAGATTGTTGAGGGTTTGTATGACCGAATAGTCTATGACGAAATCCTTTCCATCCTGGTTTAGCTTTTTGTCTTAAACGGCTAAGAAGCATCTCAAATGTACTTAGTGGTACATCAGACATTTCTTCTATCTCTACGAAACCTAGGTTTAAAGATTTAAGTTTACTTGGCTCTTGAAGATGGCGGAAAAGAATTTCACTTTTATTTTGAAATACTATCTTATCTTCATTCTTTAAGTATTTATATTTAACTCCTAGTTTATCTAAATGTTCTAAGTATGTTGACAATGTTGTATCTCTTAGAACTGTATATGTAATTGCTCCAACTAATCCAGTTATTCCTGGATATCTTAAACAAAGCAGAATTCCTAATAAACTACCGCTCCAGGTCTTACCCGACCCGTAACCTCCAAGTCATTGATAGACGGCTATGTCCATAGGATAACTATGGTTAATCTCAAAGTATTCTCTTTGAGCTGGCAATAAACTAACTTCATAACTCATCTATCAAATCTCACCACCTTTGAATTAGGAAAGTATTTTTTCCTTTACTTCTAATCTACTATTATTCAAAACTACCTACTCGATTAAAGTATCTTTCGGTAGTATAGCGCCGAAGGCGCCCAAATCGTTAGAAAACGATTTTATATCTTTGTTTCATCCAGATTGTTAATGATTAGTTGTACTGGGTCAAGTTGTACTTCATCTGGGTTAACACCCGACCAAGTAGCAATCTTTTCCAGGATATTAACTGCCTGGGTTATTTGTCTATCCTTAACGCTTTGAGAATATAGAAAGTACATTGTTCTTAGTAGCTTTTCTTTATTCATCTTTAAGCATTGAGCGTTCTGGTTTAAGTTCTTTTCTCTCTCTTCTATAGTTTCTTTAATTGTTGAGTTAGATAATAAATCTAATCCAATCTTTAAAGCATCATCTTTAGGATAACCAGCTTTGATAGCACTCATCTCTACAGCATAGCTTTGTATATAATAGTCTATAAATTTTATTTGTTTATCATCTAACATATTGTATTCCAAAAAGAAAAAAGTCTAAGGATTACCTACAACCTTAGTTAGCTTAGAAGGATATATGAAATATTGTTAGGTTTTTCTTATTAATTCTAAATTATTTCTTTTTAAGTTTGTATTATCACCATCTTTATATCTACAAGTTAAATCTTTATTAAAGCATTTTCTAACTATTCTCCAAATTGGTACTCTTATTCCTTTTCTATTTACGATACAGATATTGTTATTAACATCAACCTTAAATCTATTGTATCTGTCTGTTATCATAAAATAAATATCATTATCTAAATCAACATTACAAACAAATGAATTAAATATTTCTAATCTCTTTTTCATATATCCTCCTATTATTATTATTACATATTTTGTTTATTTTGTTATATTATTGGTTAGTTAATCTATTTCAAATTCAATAGAGATAATAGCTTTGAGTATATCTTACATATTTTGTTATATATATGTTTTAGATTACCACCTTTTACACTTCCTTCATAACCACTACGACTATATATATCCATCTGTAACCATCTATCTTCTTTGTATAGATAGAAGTTTAAACTCTCATCTATTTCTTCTTGTAGCTTAGAACAAGTATTCTTTATCTTATCTATATCATCTCTATTCTTTCCTGTTCGTTTAAGTTGATTATAGAAATCTCGTTCTGTAAATCTGTTTATTCTTTTTATTAGTTGGCAATATCCACGTGTTATTTTATCCATAAGCTGACGCTCCAATAATAAATTATTTGTTCCTCTATTTATATTATGTAACATTTCTTAATAAATTACATCATACAATAGTATTATATCTTACGATATCCAATATTATTCAATATTTATTCAATAATCTTTTCTTTATTAAACCATTAAGAAGTTTTTTCTTTATATAAGAAAGACTTTGTATATACGAAGTATATATTAGTATAATATAATTTCTTTAACAAGTTAAAGGATTAATTTCTTTTTTTTATTTTGGACCTCATATATTGATAGCTTAATTATCTACTGTACAATAGGGGGTGGTATCTCTTGTGGCACATACTAGGTTGTTACTACCGATATCAAAAAGGTCGGGCTTGTATCTAATCGACGGTGGAAAGGGTACCCCTTGTAGCTGAAAGGATGATGTTAGAACTCTCTCAGGAACTCTCTCAGGAAATCCTCAAGCCATATAAAGCTCAGAAA